AGAAGTCGTCAGCAATGTGATTCGGGATGAAAGCGAACTCGTCAAGAAAGATGACATTATAGGATCCACCTCGGACAGCAGATGAAGAAGTAGAGTTTGACGAAATTTTTGATCCATTTTCTAATTCCAGTGAACCTTTATTCCAGCTAATGATGCCTTGTTGCATCCAGTTAGGTAAATTTTCATAAGCGAGTTGGAGTCTGCCAAGTAGATCTCTAGCAGTAGATGCCTTGTTCGCCAGAATCGCAATATTGACATTATCATTAAAAACAGCATAGTGTAATAAGTACGCAACACACGTAGTAGACTTACCAGTCTGTCTAGGCATTTTGCAAATGTTAAATCTATTTTCGTGAAAGTTTCTAATTAATTTCTCTTGAAAATCATATAGACTAAAAGGAACCAAACCATGATCCAAAGAAACAATCTTTAGATAATGTTTAGCAAAATAAACAGGATCTTCCTTACACTTTACAAATTCAACAATCTGCTCTTGTGTAAATTCGTGAGCAGTATTTGCTTTCTTTAGATTCGGATTACCGAGATAAACAGCATCACTAGACATCTAATTCATTCCTCCAATCCGACAATGGATCTTTTGATACATCCGAAAAAAATTTTGATGGTACTTTAATCACATCAATAACCTCAAACGCAAGATTTCCATTAGCGTCTTCTATTTTAACACTATCTTCATTATTTGTCATTATTCAAGATCCCGTCCTTAAGCATTTTGGATAGTTCTGATGTAGAACCAACGAATAATGCATTATTAGTCACATTTCCTGCAGACTTCTTAGGAGAATCTTCTTCTACTTCTTTTACCTTTTTTTGTAAATCTATTAACTTATCAGTAGTATCGGCAACTGACTTAATAATTTGCCCTGCAACTTCATATGCTCTTGGACTTGCACTTTCTCCAGCAAGTTCCAATATACCATTAAGAGATTCTTGTCCCTTTTCTATAAGTGAATATAAATTGGCACGAGTATACTCATAATCTTTCTGAATCTCATCAGGTTTATTTGAAACATCTACAGTGCTAGTGGTTTTATCTACACCAACTCCAACAATGTCACTACTTTGAGTGTTTAATGCTTCATCAATAGGATCATAACTAGACATTTTCTTAAGTTAAATCAGTTTGTCTTGTGGGACTCCAAGTACCACCATCAGTAAAGTCTTCAACAACTCCGTTAAATCCAAAATCATCATCTGCTTCGACTAATGCATCATCAGCAGCAGTTAATGCATCTATTGATGTACCTGTTATATGAGTTGCCTTTACGGTATTATCATATCCACGATAAACAACAATAGTTTGGGCATCAACGATTTCTTTAACTTTCATTACCTCAGTATCTATAATAATTCTACCACCAACAACTAATGAACCACTATCACCAACTTCAACTTTAGTCTTAGACTTACTTAAATCTGATTTCAATACAGTAGTATTATCATCATTATAATCTTGAAGTGCTTTAGGTGTAGCAGTATATCTTAACTGTCTTCTTGCAGTTTCTCTATCAACACTAGTAAAGTAATCGACCTGAACTTTCTTAATAAGTCCATCTGTAGTATCTGCAATAGGACCGAATAGATAAGTCTTGGCAGTAAAATTAAGTGTGTATATTAATGCTCTTCTAGTTGAAAAATCTCCTTCATAATCATCCTCAAAAGAAATATTATCCAATACTACAGGAATATCTCTTTTCTCTCCAATTGAATCTACCAAATCAACAGTTAAATTAAAGGAAGGTTGGAAATATGGAAGTATCTGCTCTACAATCTGTAATGCGTCATCATTTAATTTAACCATTATATTCAACTCAAATCCAACATTATATGGAACAGGCATATAAACCTTTTTAAGATTAGTTCCATCTGATGCTTTAAATGTTTGAGTTATACTTGCCTTTCTTGTAGGATCATATGAAATATCAGTTGTTTCAAACGACATTCTAGGTAATGTCATTTGAGTTGCTCTATTTAAATCTGGTTGCTGTTCTATCCTTGCTAAGAATTTTTGCATTGGTCCATATGCCAATGGAACTCTCATATCGCTAATATCGCCACCAGATGAATTCTTATGGCGAATATGGATATCATTAAAAACTGTACCGAAAGAGATAACAGTTCTTCTTAGAATTTCGTGATAAAAATAAGTTCCTAACATTATACCTGACCGAATGGATTAGATTGAGTGAAATCTAAGAAACTGTCTGCCAGATCTTCAATTTCGTCATTACTGTCGTATTCACTATATGTATCTTTATGAACATACGAATCAACTGAGTAATTAGAGAATTCAGTTGCTCCAAAGGAAACTGTTACACCAGTTGCAACTATTGTATTAACTGAAGGTGGATTGATATAAACTGTTCCAACACCAACAGAAGTAACTGTTGATCCTGAACCAATAATTGGAGTAGTTCCAGCACCAACAATTAGTTCTTTCAATTGTTGACCAACTACAATGTTTGAAGTAGTAATTCCAGTAATTATTGTAGTGGTAATACCAACAGTTCCTGCTGTACTTACAACAGTATTAAAGACTGTAGATTCTGTTGCTCGAATTATTTCACCAGGTAAGAATCCTGCTGGAACTGTAGATCCAATACCAACATTAGATATCTTAATAATTTTAGTATCTGCATCCCATTCCTTAACTCTTCCCTGTGCTCTGGATTTTTGTCCAACTACAAGTTCATTAAATGCAAAGTTTCCAACACCAGTATAAATTGCAGGATTAGAAATAGTAACAGTTGGTGCTTGTGTGTATCCTAAACCAGCATTTCTAAATCTTATAGAATTAACAGTATTATTAACACTCATTACAGGTTCAACAACTGCAATAGAAGATACTCCAATATATGCATCACTACCAATACCAGTAATAGTTACAGTTGGTGTCTTAGCATAACCAACACCATTATTGGTCATAGTAAATGATAGAATACCTCTTCCCTTAGTTTCAACATATGCAGTAGCAGCAGCACCTATTCCACCACCACCAGTAATAGTTACAGTTGGTGCGTCAGTATATCCAGCACCAGGATTAATTATTGAAATACGATCTATTGAGAATATACCAGCTTTACTAGTGGTAATAGCAACCGCAGTAGCATTTTGATGTCCAAGTCCTGCTGGAGCAGTTGATATAGCAACAGTTGGTGGAACCGCATATCCACTTCCGTCATTATTCAATAATATCTCCCTAACATATCCCTTATTTGCAGGAGTTAATACTGCATTAGCAGTAGCAGTAGCACCAGTACCAATTAAATTAAGTGTAGTAATAAATCCAAGATCTTCTAGTTGAGTATCAATTGCCTCAATATCAGTATCAAGAACCTCATCCTCATATTCAAATAGTTCACATTTAAGTTGATAAACGTAATTTTTTCCTAATTGATAGAAAGGTTGCTCATGTTCTACAAACTTAACTTCAAATAATCTTTGACCCAATGGAAAATAAACTAAATCTCCTTCACGAGGTCTAGTTGATAATTCAATCTCATCATCAGGCATAGCATCCAAAAATGGAGATATAAAATCTTCAAACCTTTCTCTAGATATAGTTACCGTTAATTCATCCTTTAAACTAACACCAAATTTGGTCATTATATCACCTTGACCATTATATCCTTCAAAGGTATCTACATATGCTTCCAATAAAAAATTATCATCAAAAACAGATGATTGGACTTCTTTTAAAACAGTCTGTTTTCTTACATATTTTCTAGGTATATAAGTTACTTCTACTCCATAAATTCTTAACTGTTCATTGATTAAATCCTGAACAAGATTTTGCTCATTCTGAGAGCCTTGGAGAAAAAACGGGTTTAGTGCCATAAATCCCCCTAACCGATGAAGTCATAAGGAGGTAACTCATATTCGAGTGCCATTCTTCCCTTAAGATCATCTAATTCCTTAACAGCATCATCATAAATTTCTCTACCATTAAGTTCAATTCCACCTGGTAATTTTGTTCCTCTAAACTTAAGTAAATTTTGACCCCATTGTTTTTTAATTAATGAAGTTACATATTGTTTTAAGAAAAGATCATTGAATATATTATTATAGGTTGCTGGATCTAATGCCCTATAACAATCTAAAATTAACCAATTACCTACAGATTCTTGCCCCCAATCAATATCCAAATATAATCTATTTTGTCTTCTATTAAATCTTATTTGTTTATCTGTTGTAAGTAGAAAATCTATATCTTCTAGATAAGATTTTGTCATAGCATATTGCAACAACTCAACAGAATTGAATTGATACAAATCATTTAAGAATAACTGATATTTGATACTAAACATTCCACCAGAGATTGTACTAGTATCAAATTTAAATATCTTTTCTACACCAAGAACAGAATCTGGAATTTGTAAGTAATTGGATGTTTCATACCAATTAGAAGTTATAGACCCAATTCCTGTATTTACTCCCTGTGTTGTAGTAGTTACTATACCAACACCAGTAGTATCTTTTCCAGTCCCCCTATCAATATCTTCTTGTGTTATCTTATACTTAAGATACATTCTTTCAATACCATCAAAATGGCGTTCATTAAAATATTGAATACCATCATCAATTAGATCTTCTATTTGCTCATCATCAACATTAATCTCAAGAACAGGAGCACCTAATCTTCTAAGACAATATTCTCTAAAGCTACTTCTACTACTTACAGCATGTCCTACCATTACCTTACCTCAATTTTATTTGCTGGTTTCGCCATCTTTTTGTTCTTGTAATTCCTTAAGATTTAGATAGTCCTGTTTAAGGGTGTTTAGTTTTGCTTCCAAAAGTATATTTTGGTTTGTCAATGTAGCAATTTTCTGATTATAAATTTTAATCAAGGTGTTCACATCAACTTCATTATTTTGTTCAATCATAGTGTTTAGAAGGTTCCTCCATCGAGAGTGCTAGTCCATTTTGGTATACCAGCAGCATTAGTTGTTAATACAAAGTTAGAAGTAGTTATACCAGCAGTTGTTGCTGCAGCACCTACCATTTTACCAGTAGTATCAAAGTAAACTATACCGTTACCAGTAGCGTCAAAATCGCCAGTCTGGAAGTATATATCCTTGATGTCTAATGCACCTCTTGTACCACTGATTACATTACCAGTGATTGTTGCATCAGGAACATAAGTAAATGCTCTTTCAGGTGCGTTACTACCATCACCACCAGCATCAGAATAACCAAAGAATCCCTTCTTGTTATTGCCAGTACCAGAACTAGTATTATAATCAAAAGCGATACCACGATCAGTTTGAGTATCGTATGCAGCAGTAAGTGTTAACTGAGTTGTTGTTGCAATACCACCAGTAGTATTATTATTAATGAAAATAGTACCAATACCACTACCACTATGGGGAGTTATATAAGAATGAACTGAAGTATTATTTGGAATACTTGAACTTCCTGTAACTATATCACCTGTATTAATACCAACAACAGAATCTAATACAACTAGAGTTGTTCCAGATCCAACTGTAGTCATTACAGTTCTCTTACTGGTTACATCACCAATAACAAAAATAGGATCATTAACTGATACAACACTAGAATTAACAGTGGTAGTTGTACCATCTACTTGCAAGTCACCTTTAACAACTACTACACCTTCATTACTTAAACCATCTGGATATGGGTCAATATACAATGTAGTTCCATGACCTTGCTTAGTTGAAATTATATTAGATGAAATTCCAACACCACCTATTCTTGCATCTAAAGTAGTAAAGACTCCACCTGTTTGGAATATATTTCCTTCAAAAGTAGAAATACCAGTAACTTTTATGTTTCTGGCAGTCATCTCATCAAATATTATATCATCACCAACGTGGAGATCTCCACCAACATAAAGATCACCTGTAAATGTAGTTATTCCAGTAAATGTTGATACACCAGCAACTGTAAAGTTACCACCAACATTTAAACTCTTCTCTATACCTACACCACCCTCAAAGATAGCAGCACCTGTATCTTTAGTTGCTGAATCTGTAGCAATATTCCATCTCCAATCAGCACCTGTAACAGTAACTTGATCGGTTCCATTTTCATCATATTCTATCTTTCCATCTTTACTATCACCAAATGTTAAAAATTTATCATCTGGGATAATAACTTCACCAGAACCATTTGTATTTAAATAAAGATCTCCGTCAGTATTTGTAGTTGAGACGGTATTAGCGTCTAATTTTAAATTATCTACATTCCATTCATCTACTTTACGGTTTTGATCAAGAATAGGAACAAAACCTCTTGCAGCTGCAGTTGGGTTTGCCTGACCAGCAACTGCACCTGGTGCAATACTTAATAAGTCTGTATAATATCTACCACCAATTACTTGTACATTTCCACCATTATCACCAATAAAGACTCTATCACCTTTATTTGCTTGTGTTCCACTTCCGTCTAGAGTAGCACCTAATTCACCAAATGCTAGAGAACCTGGGGCAGTAGTTCCAGTCGATCTTTTTATTCGTATAATACTTGCCATTTCTAGAAGCTACCTCCGTTGATGTCCAAATTTTGTGCTGCTCCTGGAGTTAAGTCTAATGTAGCATCCCATTTCTGAGTACTAGCATTATAAACCAACACCATTCCATTTTGTGGGCTACCGATACTCACATCATTCAGACCAGCTAAAGTACCGCTAGAGTTTCCCGCTAATGAGGATGCAACCTTAATAGCGTTCTGTTGTCCAACTCTTACTTTAATGTCTGCCATTATTTGGTCACTCCTTGCCTAACCATAACTGACCCTTCCACAACCCTAGTCACTTCTCCTACAGTATCTGTAATTAATACATCATACATATACCTACCTGGTGCAAGATCTCTAGTAACTGATGTACTAAGACCTACTCTAATTCTCCCTGATGAGGGATTTACAATAGTAGCTGTAAAATCAGTCTTTGTTGGTGCATCAGGATGCTTTCTCATTTGAGCTTGGATACTATATCCAGTCAAATCTGTAGCTGCATTGGATGATGTACTTTCCAAATTAAAAATTTGGGAAAAGGTTGTTCCAGTATTTACGGTTAGGTTACTTACGTAAACTGACATTTATAAAAATATTTTCAGGATCTAAAGTATATTTAGGCTAACACTAATTAGGATTATTGACTAATTCCTTAAGTAAGGACTTAATCTCGGTAATATCATCTTTTAATTTATCAATTTCCTCTTTTTGGGATCTTTTCAGATCCCTCATCTTAATATATTCATTATATCCGTGACTATCATGATTTATAATAGCACCAGAATCTTCATCTCTGTAAAGATTCGTATGACCCTCAACTCTTAACATTATGCTAACGCAATAACTCTAAAGTCTTGGTATCTTGGTGCATATGCTTCATTGGATCCACTAGAAACTAACTTAATTTTAAATCCAGTAAATTCCACAAGATCATCACTAGTGAACTGATACTCTAAGAATTCATCGTCTCTACTTGCAGGAACAAAGAAATCAGGATGACCTGTATTCTTAGCAGGATCAATAATCCTTTGACCTGTATCTCCAAAATCCCTTAGATTCTCATATCCAGGGAATAGTTCCCAAGATAGTTCAGCATCTGGAGTATCTTCTCTAATAAGTTGATAAAGTACTCTAAAGTCGGCAGAAGAGTTTCTAAATGCAGCAACTAATACCTTTAAGGAAGTTGCAGGATTCTTTAAATCAACTCTCCTTGTAATGTAAACTGCTGCATGAGGATCTCCAGAAGGATTGTCAGATTCACCATCTCTAGTGTAATCAGTAATTGGACTATTAAGTCTACTTCTTTGGTAAACTACAATACCATTCATTGTATCTAATACTGGAGACAAATTAGAATCAGTAGTATTAAATTGAACTGCAAGAGTCATTGACCTATTCTTAGGTAAGTCAGTTAAATGAGTTGTTTCATTAATCTCTGAGCAAACTATTCTAGGTGTAGTTAACGTATTTGGTTGATTTAAAGTGATATTTTCATATCCTTTATCTAGGAAAGAAACTTCACTTCCACTAGCACTTGTACCAGAGGTTGATCTCAATTGACTACTAATTGTAGTTGTATCACTAGGAGTTAATAAGTTAAACTGTGGAATAACTCTATTATATTGGAAATTCTGAGAAGCCCATATATCTCTTCCACCAAGATTTGCTTCATTGTTAAAGCTTAACTGGGTATCCCCTGTAGCTAAATCAGCTCTTGGAATTTTTACATGATACTTATCAATAGTTCTAGAATTACTTAAAGAATCTGCTAATGTGTGAGTTCGATTGATTCTATCCAATCCAACACCATTTAACTCATACTTATATGCAACATCATTTGCATTATGAGTTCTTTCTATAGTACCTTCTACTCCTCTAGTTCCAATACCCAATTGATTGGTTCCAACACTATCGTAGAAAATAATTTCACTATTAATCTTAACGTACCCTTTATCAATATTTGCCTGACCATCAAAGTCAACAAATCCAGCAGTACTTGCAACAGAAATTATTTGATCACCAATATCCAAATTATCTGATAAAAGAACAGGAGGAGTATTTGGTTCAATATCTTGTAGTTGAACTACATTCTGATCGGCAGTCATACCGTGATTATAATGCTCAATCTCAAGAACATCACCAGAGTAAAGCTCATTGATTAAGGAAGAAGATACAACATCAGTACTACCTAATGCTACTCTATTACTACCAGAATAATAAACTAAATCTTGACCAGCAGTAAATTCTTCACCGTGAACATCTTTCAGATAAATTGTATCCTGTGATGCTGTAGCTGTAATAGTTAATTCAGCACCAGTACCTTTTAATCCAGCAGATGAAGTAGTAAGACCTACAACATCACCAACGGCGTAACCATTACCTGCTGCACCAAAAGCACTTATAGAGGCAACAACTCCACCTGAAACAACAACTGTTGCTTGTCCACCAGTACCATTACCAGTTACATTATAAAGGGGAACATTAGAATATGTTGCATTATCATATCCAGTACCAGCATTAGTAACTGTACCCGTATTAATAGGACCACCAACGCTTTCAATAATTCCAGTTGGACCAGTTCCTCCAGCAGAACCTTCACTAACCTTTGCACCAACACCCAAAGTAACAAGAGTTGCTGCATGAGTTGTAGCAGTATGTTGAACTCTTAGTTTTCTAGGTAATGTCTTAATAGCATTACTCATTAATCTTGGTATAGATTGTGATCCAGAACCAAGATTTTGGTTATAGAAGTAAGCAGTACCAGGTTGAGTTATAAACGATGCTTTATAAAGTTTAAACTTAAGATCTTCAAATTGGCTTGGTGTCCAAATAGATCCATTTTGTGACTTAAATAAACTTCCACCAACATACTGACGAGTAACCATTACAGATTCTGCATTTGGTAAACTCTGAGTGTTTACAGTCCTTTCACCCATTTGAGCAATCCATGCTTCATAATTATTTGTTGTTGGAGCAAGAATAACTATTGCATACTCAGTACGTGGTTCCAAATAAACAGGAGATGGGAAAGTTACTTTCGTTAAAACTTCTCCACTTGGATGAGTGTTAATTTGAGATGGATTTAAAGTAATACTAGCGTAATCCTGTACAACCTGAGTTGTAGGTGTACCTAATTCAACAGTTCTTATCTGAACTGTTACTCTCTCATTTTGATCTTTATTAGCAAAATAAAGATCTACAGAAGTTAGGAATCCACCTGATTCATCAGTTGTAAATGACTGTGCAAGAGGGTCACAATCATCTGGTGGTGGGGGTGGTCTTCTTACAATAACTAAGGTATTTTTAAATGTTTCTACTATACCAGTAGCAGTATATGATGTTTCTCCACTACTAATCAACTTACTACCTTTTAAAGGTGTAGCATTTGTTGAACTAGATGTAAGTTTAAATGTCTTAGTACCTGTTCTCCATCTTAATGGTGGTGGAGGACTTGCTAGTGGATCTCTGAACCAGAATGATCCCATTATATCACCATAAGTGTCACAGACTAATCTAACATCAGTTACTGTTGCTTCAGCACCACTAGTTCTTCCTAATATAACAACTCCAGTACCAGTTGGAATATAACCCCAATAAGAACCTCTTGCCTCATCAGTTAGTGAAGCAATGTCTATGTTTAGAACAGTAGAGGATGCTGAATAAGCAGTTCCTAATGAAGTTGAAGTATTATATGGGTTAGCATTAAAAGTGTCTTCAGGGGTATTAATATTTCCTTCTTTATGGTCTGGTTGAGCAATTCTCATTACTCCTGCCTGAGTACCATCAGGAGCATAAATCTCTACAACTTCACCCTTAACAAATGTTCCATTTGTCATAGAAATTTCGACAAGTTTTGGAACTACGTCAATTCCACTAGTACTATCAAGGAAAGGATAGTGTCTAGCAACAGGTCTAAATGCTCTTCCAACAAATGCAACGTTTCTTGATCTAATATGAGTATCAGGAAGACTACTAGTCTTAATAGATTCAACAAAGCTTCCTATAACTGTTCCCCTACTGTTAGTCTGTGGAATACTAACAGCAGCTCTCGCTGATGATCTCATTAAACCACCAAGCCAACCCCTGCCACTACCCGAAGCATTAGAAGATCCACTAGATCCACCTTCACCACTCCTAACTGCTGCTGCTGCCATACCAAACACCGATCCTACTGGTGGTGCTATGTTTCTCCTTGCGTTAATACTATTGGTAACTGCTGCCATTCCACCTGCAACCATCCCAAATACTCCTGCTCTTTGCCTTGGAAGAGCATTACCAGTTTGTACTCGTTGACCACCATCAGTTTGTACAGTTCTAACCCAAGTATCAGTAGATGGACTTAAATTAATAATTCCAGTAAATTCAACCATATTAAATGGGTTAACATTCTCTACTCTAGATGCTAATGGTTGTTCAATCCAATCAACTTCAGTATAATCAAGAGTAAGTAGATCACCAGTTTTTCTAACATTAGTATCTACTAATGGTAAGTTTGTTGAAAAATCAGCAGTTTCAGTATTAATATCAGGTCTTAATGCTAACTCAGGTTTAAGTGAAAAGAAATCTAATGGTACATTCAATTCCTTAGTCTCTGTATTAATATCAGATTTACAATCAGGATTTCCCCTATCCATTAAATTAGTATCTTTAAAGTCATCTACAAAGAATCCAGTCTTAAATCTAGATAATCCATCAGCATCTTGAACTTGTAAAGTCTTTGTATCAAGTTCCAATAGACTCAACGAAGTAACTACTTCTAAATTATCAATTCTATCCTCTAAATCACCAATATCTCTCATTGTATATCTTATATTATCAACAAGATTTATCATCGCATCTTGTGGATCATAAAGGTATGCAGGAAGCGTAACCGTTGCAATTGTCATTGCATTTTCAATATTTGGTGGTTCCTGTGGATCAGAAGAAGAAGTTCCTTTAATTACAGAAAGATTTCCAAGAGTATCTAACATTACCTTATCAATTCTTGGTAGGTAATATGTGTATCCGATTAATGAACTTTCATTTGGAGAAACAATAAATGCTGAGTTGACATTTCCAGATGCTCCAAAATTTCTTTGAGCATCTACAAATGGACATGTAGTAGTAGAACTAGTTGGTACTACTCTTGGTCTAAAGTCTAAAGTATCTGATGATCTTATTCCATTTGGTAAATAAGGAATATCATTTTGGAATCTTTCTGCATCATAAGATTCTACTGTATAAACATCACCAGTATCACCAGTAGGAACAACAAAACTATTAAAGATTATACTTAAAGTCTTACATGGTGCTGGGAAATTTGCTCTTCTTACTAGTCTAGAGTAATCATAGAATTCTTCTCTTTGACCTTTATCTAAGGCAAACCTATCAGTAATATTTAAGAAACTTCCTACTGTTATATTTTGTAGATTAGTACTAATATTTGATTCAGAGAAAGTTGTAAGTTCTCCTATTACAAATTTCATAGGAGTTAGGTAAGCAATCTCAATAGTAGTTGCATTAATTCTTCCAGTTATTTGTGCTACTGCTCCACTAGTTGAACCAGTAACTCTTTCACCAATAATAGCAGCAGTATTTAAATTAAGACCACTAACGAATACTAATCTATCTAATATTGGCTTTGCAGTATCTATTGACTCATATACACCAACTATATTTGCCACATCTGGAAGACCTAATGAGATTTCCTTATCTTCAATTCTTATACCATAATTTAGATTAAGAGGTAATCCACTACCTACTGTATTAACACCTACAGAAGTATATAATATATCCTTTCTTTGACTTCTAACGAAATCTTTCTTCTTACTCTTAATACCTTGTTTCTTAACAGTAGTATTAACTACAACATTAGTTTGATTAGTTGCTAAACCATTAATAGTAAATGATTGTCCATCTGCACCTAATACAAATTGACTTGAATCAATTACACCTTGAGAACCATTAGAATATATTACACTATATCTTTCAGCATCAAATGATTCAAAGAAAGCACTAGATATACCAGTAGCAGTGATATTAACACTTAATACACCACTACCATTAGTACTTTCACCTGTAACTTGACTTCCAATTATTAAATTAGAATTATCTAAACTTACGTTAGATACATCAAACTGAGCTAACGGTGCATATAGACCCTTAGTATTATTAAGACCAACTCTTGCCACACCTAAAACAAATGAAGGTGCTTCATATCCAGTAGTTGGTGCTAATGTACCATCACATACACCAGTTACACTAGGGCAAGAAGCAAGAGTTACTGAATTTAGATCTGCAGCAACTGCAGAAATTCTATTAAATGTAGGTACTGTTGCAGCAGGTTTTATATACTTAAGGATTGTTCCTTCTTTAACACCACTCCAATTTTTTCCAGCTACAGTAGCAGCAGCACCAGTTATACTAATATTATTAACAACATTAAATTGTTCTGGTAACCAATTCTCAAGAACAGTATCTGCTACAAAATCAGCAGCGTATCCAGAAATAGAACTAGTATCTTGATAAACTGATTTAACATCATTAATACCATATGCAGTTGCAGCAGTTAATGATACTGTAACTGATGGATCTTCATTAATTATTATCTGCTCACCTCTAACAAATGTACCAGAAACTTGTGTAAGTTCTTGTGTAGTACCTCCACCACCTTGATTATGTGCATATCCAGTTGCACCACTACTTACACCTCTAACAAAAGCACCAGCTGGCAACTGAGTATTAGATAATGCTATATTAGTTGTAACTATTGACCATAACTGAAGATCATAAACATAAAGATCAAACTGAGTAGAATCATTAGTATATTGACTATCAGTTAAATTGCATGTATAAACTTTTGCTTGACCTATTTGAGTTCCTGTCCCTGCAGTGTTAGAAGCAGATCTTTGAGTCCAGAAACTAACTACAGATGCTGAATTAGTACCAGTTGCTTGAGGTGCCCCAAAAACATTATTAAGTCTCAATCTTGTACCAAAATCATAAGAAACTAAAGAACTATCTATAGTTTGCTTATCTCTTGGTTTTTCTACATCTAATACAGTAGTTCCAATCTTTTCACTATCATATCCTTTAACGTATGCCTTTCCTGCAGACACCTTAACTGCCATTAAATCATCAGTTGGTGTATTTCCTTGTTCTGTTACTTGAGTTGATCTATAGACACCCTCATTAGAAACACCATCATTCAATGAATTAGCAATTTCTACTTCAAATGGCTCTACAGAATAATTTCCAGATTCATCAAAAGTTCTTTGAGCAAAGTAATCCTTAATTATTGAATATTGTGATTTATTTTGTAATTTCTTAATTTCTCCACCATCTAATCTAACTAATTCTACAAAACTAGTATCATTTTGATCAGATAGATTCTTTTTAATTAGAGTGGTTGTAATCTTAAACCTATCAGCACCTGGTGCGGCAAAGTTTGAGAACCCTCTAGCATTATCATATAATTGAGGATCTTCCTTAGCAGTAATAATATCTTCCCGTATATCCAGACCAACTCTATAAGAAGGTGAATTTGAATATGGATCTAAAACTAACTTATCAGTGGCAACATCAACAAAAGTTCCACGAATAAAGTATACACCTGCACCAATTGCAACCGCACATCCAGTAGCTGAAGCATCAGTATCGATAAGAGTTGCTACAGAATCTCCTGCATTTATAGGAGTATTTCCATAAACAAAGGATTCTTCAACTAATAAATTTTCTCCATCATTTAAGGTGTCTATTGTATTATCTTGTCCAGACTCAACATATTTAACAAAAAGTGTAAAATGTGTTATTTCTGAAGTATCTCCTGCTACCTTATAGTCATCAACACTTACAACAATACCAGTATCTTCTCCCTTTAATCTTTTACCTTTTAATTTATCAGCATATAATGCTACAGGTATCCCTAAATGTTCATTATTTATTTTAATTGAATAATATTGTCCATCATAGTTTATATTACCAGGGATCACCATTGATCCTTCTTTAAAGATATGACTACCAAAAGACTCTATTTGATTCTGTAATTGTGACTGAAGAGTCGTTAACTCTCTAGCCTGAACAGGTTGTCCTGGTTTGAATAATACCTTGTAAAAATTATCTTCCTTATTAAAATCGTCGTAATAAGGATTTATATTTAAATTCGTCTTTTGTGGCATTTTACTTTAGAATTCCAAGATGATCTTAACGTCTTCTTTTTGGCGAGAGTTTCTGGTGATAGTAGGTCTATTGTCTAGATAGATTATTTCACCTGACCCTTTATTTATCTCAGGACTTGCGAGTCCATTTGTGAAGTTAACTCCGAGAGGTATAAGTTTGTTACCTGTTGGGTTTGTACTAATTCCAGTGAAATTAGTATCAACGGATCCTTGAAATCCGCTTGCAGGTGCAACTATGTTATTTGCTGAAGATTCAAAAGATAAAACCTTAGCTTCTGTAGTAACCCCAACATAATCTGTTTGATCTAAAGTTGTTTGATTAAAATACAATGACCTATCTTGGTAGTATTTTAATACTTTAGTATCTGTACTATAGGATACTATATATCCTTCTGCAGTACCTTCACTTACAGTTTGTTGGATTTTTTCACCAATAGTGGGACTTCCACTTGATGTTGATAATTTAACTGAATTTACTGATGAATATTGATTATCAGTAAATGTAGTTGCTGATCCAGTTACAGTTGGATTCTTTACAATTCCAATCTGTGCAAACTTAGTATCAACTGGGAAATCTCTAGTAGAATCATCAAATCTAGCATAGATTAGAATCTTATCGGTTCCCAATTCTTTATATAAATCAAATCCATGACCCTTTGATGGTGGGATAATTGGAATTAATTTAGCATAATTACCAGCAGAAACTGCAGAATTTCCAATTGGTCCTAAATCAACCATTCCAAAACTATAGTCTTTACCACCAGCAGAAACAATAGTTTTAGTTATCTGACCAGAACTATTAGTATCTAAAACAACTTTAGCACCAGTACCATCACCTACAACATCAACTTCCTTACCTACAACATTCTGTGAATAACCAGAACCTTGCTGATCTACATATATTTTCTTAATTTGATTATTATTTAAATCAGAATCACCATTCTCCCTAACAGATTGTATTTGTACATCAGTTGAAGTAGACCAATTATTAGGAACAGAAATATATTCTGTGGAATCAAATTTTATAATATCACTAGGAGGAACTGTAAAAAGATACTTCCAAATATATCCATCACCACTCTCACCTGCTCTTGATGGTTCCAAATCTGTGAATAATGGTTCATCTTGTGAAGCATTACCAGTTGTACTTATTCCAGTAGCACCATTATCAATACAAATATAAACATCATAATTCTTATTCATTACATAATAAGTTGCATCATATAATCTTGCAGAACGTGTAATGGGTGAAAGATTTGTAATACTGTAATCATGACGATACATTTCATATCTTGATCCCTGAGTCCAATTGACTCTTTTCACCAACCTTCTAATATTAGCACTTGTTACTTTCTTACCAAACATCATGGTGTCACCAACATGACTCATATTATTAAAATTATCTACAGGATTGGGAGTGTTTGTATCCCATGTAGATGTTCTCCCAAAACCAACATTGGTTGGGTTATCAAGACCTAGAAAGACGTAATAAGAATTTGTAGAGTTTTCTACTGTCTCTACAAAATTATTAGCATTCAGTATTCTAAATTGATCTGTTACGATAGCAGCCATATTATCAGCTTTTTTCTGTATTTATACTAGCCAAGATCCTTTCTCGCAGCACCAGTGCTTCTGAGTCCGTAATCTCTTCTTTGGATTGTTGGATAAGTAGACAATCCTGATGTAATCCGACCTGTTACACCAATAGAAACTGGATCAGTAGATCTACTGAATCCTGATAGTCTTCCCCAAGAGAATCCACCAATTGCACTTCCTATTCCAACAGAAGTACTAATTCCAGTACTGGTAATTCCAGTATCAACATTACAAGTAATAATACCAACACCTGCATTGAATGCACTTACGATGTAGATATTATCCACACAAGTTGTTCCAACTCCAACAACTGCAGCATTGTTGCTATTGACTGATGTTACACCGTGACCGACTTGAGTATCAAAGATGTAAATTGGATATCCAACTTGAAGGTCTGTATCACTAGTATTAGGATTACCTGCAGTATCTCTAGTGATATTAAACTTAATTGCAAGATCATGGGATCCTATTCCATCAGTTACCGCAATTCCAGTAATAGTACCGTCGTATCCCTGCATTGTTGTGATTGTATCAATATCTTCCTTAGTCCATGATGGGAAAGGAGATATTACTTGAGGAGGAGCAGTAACTGTATATCCAATACCACCATTTGTTATAGTAGTACCAGTTATTATTCCGTTTGTAATAGTTGCTGTTGCAGTAGCAGTTGCTCCTACCCCAACTCCAATAGCATGAGGTGCAGATATTGAAATAGAAGTTGTTGCTCCTACATATCCACTACCACCACTTGTTATTGTTAATGCGGATATTGTTCCTCCAGCACCTACTGTTGCAGTTAATCCTGCAGCAACTGGAGTCTCTCCACTAACAATTAGTCCACCAACACTATTAATTGTAAGAGAACCAAAATCTTGTTCATATCTGAAGAATTTTCCATTATCAACAAATAATTGAGTGTCGGTTGTAGTTAAATCTCCAATTATTCTTGATGTTGGATATACTAATGATTCTATAGAATCTCTTGACTTATAAACAATATCACCACCAATTTTTTTATCAACCTTCTGCTTAGTCCAGTTTGCTGGTTTGAAATTGACTTCATCAATACCTATTCCACCATATAGATTGGTTTCTACCTTATCTGATGCAGAAACAGAGTAAATTGTTCTTGGATCTTGAGTAGTTGTTATACCAGCAGTTGCATACTTAGATACTTGTAAAACATCTCCATCCTTAATTGTTGGAGATACCGATGAACCTGCTGAAACTACTACACTATCAATACCAGTTGTTCCTTTATAGAAGAATATTGAGATGTTATCTTCAGGACCAGGTGGAGTCATGAATACAAAGGAAGTTCCTCCATCAAAAGTATAAGATTCGCCAGGATCTTGAACTACTCCATTTACAAATACTAATAATAATGCATTAAGATCAATTAAAGAAGAATTTTGATCGTTAGAATCAATCTCAAAACTTAATAAAGAACTATTATAATATAATGGGAATCTGGTTCTTGCTCCATCCTGAAGATCCTTAATAGAATCAATATAATCAAATTCACCCATATTCCAAGAAGAGAATTGATCATTGTATGTGTCAAGAACAGTAAGTTCAAAATCATCCATAGCAGAAGTATTACGGAATCTTGATGTAACCAATCCAACTGGTTTAAATACATCTCCTTCTCTGAAATTATACCCATAATTATGAATATTAAATCCAGTAACAGTGAATGATGTAGATCCAATACCTGCTATATTATCACCACCAACAGCAACAGATAAGTTAACACCTGTTCCAGTATCAGTAGTAGAACCAATACCTCTTCTAGAAACACCAGTTATTCCAAGATTTGAATAAGATGGAGAATCTACAAATATCTTTGGATTTACATAATCAGCACCAGCACTAGTAATATCAAATTTTAATGCCCCACCAGTTCCTTTAGGTGCTTTACCAACATTAACAGAAATTGTGTTTGCAGCAGGTGTTGTAATTGCTAAGTTTATAAGTCCATCTATAGGATCACCAACTCTAGGATATGAATGATTGCTATTATGATTATCTTGAGCACAAGTAAATGTGAGAGAAGATGTCTTAATACCAATAGTATCACTAGCACTTAAACCATGATTAGAAGTGGTTGTTACAACTAAAATACCAGTTTCTGGATTATAAGTTGCAGCATTAACATTAAGTGGTGTAGTACCCCAAGCATTTGGTATTATCGCACCTGTTGCTGTACCACCAACGTAATTGTGAGTATTATCTACTACAGTTGCTGTTACCACAGCACCAGTTCCTGCTCCACCACCAGATCCAACACCAACTGAGAGTGTATCTGTATCAATTACAGTAATTGGTAGGTTTGTAGAACCACCAGCAGGGTCAGTTGATCTTGGATAAGTATGATTAGTCTGATAATTATCCCTAGAACAAGTAAATGTAAGAGAATTATCTACAATCTGTACATTACCACTGCTTCTACCGTGACTTGGAATAGTTAAAGTAAGTGTTCCAGTATGAGATTCATATACTGCATTTGTTGGTGTAAATGGACCACCTGTACCAGTAACAGCACCTGT